TGGATAGCATTACTACAGATTATAGATTATGTAAGCAGGAAATACGGTTAATAGAGAAGAAGTAATATGCAATTTACAAGAACAAACATAAATAAGACATTTCGTAACGGTGTAGTTAATGCCAGTAATGTAGCTGTTACTAATGTTGGCGGTGGTGGGGGAAGTTCTTCTTTAAGTGGGAACTTTCTACCTGCTGTTAATAATGGTGATGGTTCTTATACTGTAGATTTATCAAAGGTAGTGTTTACTGGAAACTTAATTGGTGAAGGTGAAATTACTGCTTATGGTCAAGGCTCTACAGGTGGTGGAAGCACTTCTACAGGTTCAGTTACTATTTATGATGGTTTGGATTCTGTAGCTGTAGATGCTGCTTTATCAGCCAATCAAGGTAGGATATTAAGAGAGATGATATTAGAAGCTGGAACTGGTGGTAGTACACTATTATCTAAATTGGAAGATGTAACACTAACCAATCTGGCAGACGGACAGATATTAAAGTATGATGCAGCTTCTAAGAAGTGGGTTAATGGTGATGGTACTAAGGTTACTTGGACTAATATAGAAGGGAAGCCAGCAGCACTTACAGATGCCAATATAGTTAAGTGGAATGAGAACAACCACACACATACTAACAAGACTACATTAGATAAGATAACAGAAGCCAATCTTACTAGTTGGAATAACAAGCTAGATAAAACTGTATGGGATAAAGCATTTTACTTTGATAGTGCAGGTGATTTAAGAGCAAAAGTTAATGTAATAGGCGAGAAAGAAATTAGTGCTTATGGTGCTGGAACTACTTCGGGTGCTGGAACTGTAACTATAGTGGATGCACTTACCAGTACAGCTACTGACTGTGCTTTAAGTGCTAATATGGGTAGAATCCTTAAAGATATGATAGATTCTAAAGGTGCTGTTTCTAGCTGGGAAGATATAACCGATAAACCTGGTTGGATAACATCTACAAAACCTTCCTATAGTTGGAATGAGATTACTGGTAAACCTAGCACCTTTACACCTTCTGAACATACACATAATTATGCCAGTTCGGTTAAGGTAGGTAATACTGCTTATAATGCTGCTAGCAATGTTATTAGTTTACCAGCTTATCCTACTTTATCTAGTTTGGGTGCAGTTAGTTCTACAGACTTTAACGCACATACAAGTAACACAACATTACATATTACCAGTACGGAAAGAACTAACTGGAATGATGCTAATAATAAGAAGCATACACATTCTAATAAGTCTGTATTGGATGGAATAACATCTGCTAAGGTTACTAATTGGGATGGTGTAGTAACTAACTGGAATAAAGCTTTTTACTTTGATTCCAATGGAGATTTGAAGGTTAAAGTAAATGTTATCGGTGAGAAGGAAGTTTCAGCCTATGGTGCAGGTGCTTCTGGTGGAAGTGGTAGTATTACTATAGTAGATGCTTTAACCAGTACGGCTACAGATGCAGCACTTTCAGCCAATCAAGGTAGGATTCTAAGGGAATTGATTGATAATGTTGGCGGTGGTGTAAGTAGCTGGAATGATTTAACAGATAAGCCAAACTGGATAACTGATACTAAACCTTCTTATAGCTGGTCTGAAATTGGTAGTAAACCTTCAACATTTACACCCAGTACGCATACACATAATTATGCTAGTACTGTTAAGGTTGGTTCAACAAGTTATAATGTTAGTGGAAATACTATCAGCTTACCAGCATATCCTACAGTACCTTCTGCTTTAAAAAATCCTAATGCACTTACTATTAGCTTGAATGGTACTTCACAGGGTGCTTATGATGGTAGTGCTGCAAAGAGTTTCAATATAACAGCAGCTAGTGTAGGTGCAGCAGCCAGTTCGCATAGTCATTCAATTAGTAATGTTAGTGGTTTACAAGATGCCTTAAATGGTAAAGCAGCTAGTAGCCATAATCATAATAGCAGTTATGTATCTGCATTAGGAACTAATGGCAATTACCTTACTTGGACAAAGAATGGTACTACTAATAATATTACAGTTCCATACGCTAGTAATTCAGACAAGTTAGATGGAATGAACCATACTGATTTTGAGAGTTATAAACTTGTAACAATAGATGCCTCTGGTTTGAATAATAATACTTGGTATCCTGTAACTATGGTTATTGGAAACTCACAACAAACAAGAATCAGAATCGAAGGTAATACTAATGCTAATGCTACTTGGAATAGTAGAAGTGATAAAAATATGGCTCTAATACTGGACTATACAGTTAATGGTTCACAATGGGGCTGGACTCAAGTAGTAAGAACTATACACGCTTATCAAGAGGGGGCTGGAACATCTAGCTGTTTAAGAGGATTGGGACAACTAACAAATTCTTCTACAGAATATGTATATGTTAGAGGTGGGGCAAAATATAACTTTTATGTTAGTAGATTTATAACGCCTACTTTGAGAACATCTACATATACTACTAGTAGTCAATCTGTAGCACCTGCTACATCTGCACCAGCAGCTATAAGTAGAAATGTGGCATATATTTCTGATACAGTAGCAGCAGCTAATAAGGTTACTAATTCTATATCATTTGCAGCAGGTTCATTTGGTACTAAGTCCTATAATGGTAGTGCAGCAGTAACAGTAAATGTACCAACACATACCAGCCATTTGACTAATAATAGTGGATTTATTACAAGTAGTGCCACTGTAGCAGCAGCCAATAAGGTTACTAATACATTAACCTTTACAGGCTATCAATCCAAGTCATTTAATGGTAGTGCAGCAGTCAGTGTAGCTATACCAAACAACACTAATCAGTTAACCAATGGTGCAGGATTCATTACTAGTAGTGCTAGTATCAGTGGTAATGCTGGTAGTGCTACAAAGCTACAAACAGCCAGAACTATTAATGGTACTTCATTTAATGGTACTGCTAACATTACTACGGCAAATTGGGGTACTACTAGAAGTATTTATATCCAAGATGCTACAGCTACTAATACCAGTTCGGCGGTTAGTGTAAACGGTGGTGGTAATGCTTATTTGAAATTACCAACTAACATTAAAGTCGGTACACTTACAGCTACAGGTGAAGTGACTGCTTATTCTGATATTAGGCTTAAAACAGACATTCAGCCATTAGAGAATAGGGGTTACATTAAACCTGTTACATATAAGAAGGATGGTAAGGATAGTATAGGATTCATAGCACAAGAAGTAAGGGAACTATATCCAGAACTAGTTATAGAAGATAATACAGAAGATAA